TTAGGTTTTGTGCGGGTGTGCGTTTATTTTGTCGTTTTTTGGCTTGGTATTCTGCACCGCGTCGAGAATTGCAAGGCTTACACGCTGGCACCATTTCGGTGTCATCGCCTACTAAATCCCATGGGACTACGTGGTCGGCTTCGGTGGCCGGGCGGCGTTTACACCAATGGCAGTTGGGTTTGTCGCGTAGTAGTGCTGCACGCTTTTTGCGGTATGCGGTGTTGGCGGTGCGTTTAGGCATTAGGGCCTGACGCGCTTACGCTTGTCCTAGCGCGCGCGTTGCGCTTGCTATCAGTTCGCATTTGTTGGTGTTGGTTACGGGTTTGTGTCGCTTGGTGTGTTTTCATTTGTTTGTTTAGCGTAGTTGTAATGCGTCAAGCGTCTTAGGCAGTACGCCCCCGGGCACCATCCCGACCGTTGGGTAAGCACGGTTCACACTCGCCACGCACCGATTTGTATGCATGGGCTTCACACGCCTGTCTAACGGGCTAACTACGGCCTGTTAGGCCGCGGGGATTTGCACCCTCACCTACTAGACACGTGCAGGTCGTAACCGTGTAACGGTCGTACTAAAACGGTTCCTCATCTTGCGGCCCCGTGGTTTTGCTTGCGTGTTTAATTAGCGCCTCAATGCATTTGCTTGCGTCAAATTTGTTTAAATCGTTAACGCTTGCCAAATCCTTGCCTAATGCGTCTGCACAAAATAGCGCCAAAGCCTCATCATCTGCAATACCGGCCTTTTTGGCTTGAATTTTAAGCATTTTGCCTTGTGGCAATGTCATAGGGCCATTGCTGCTAACCATTTTGCGTTTGTTTGTTTCTTTTTCTACGATTTGCGACAATGCCCGTTTTTGTTCTTGCTTTTCATCTAACGGCCACGGGTCTAGCGGTGCGTCTTGCCTATGTTTAATTTCATCATGGCTTGCTATGGATTTGTCAATGCCGTAACCCATGTAACCCAACGCGCGGCCCAACGCCGACGTAAACCCAACCATGCGTTCGGCGTTACGTGTGTACGGCGTGCGGCCCGGTATCTGTTCGGCAGCCGACGCAATAACCGGTATTAGGTCGGTTTCGTCACGCCATACGGTTACAACGCATACCATAAACAATTGTTCGCCTACCTGTTCGAGCGTGCTAGCGGTTTCCTGTATGCGTAGTTTTGGCCAATCTTTTAACGCCAACCGCAACCTTGTAGGTACGTCAACGTACCCGCCCAAATCGTATGCCATTACTTACCGTCGCTTTCTTTCTTGGTAGTACGCACGCAATGTATCCATGGGCTGTAACACGGTTGCCGGCACGAAATACGCGGGCTTGGGTACGTTGGTTCGCCAATGGCCGGGCACTTTGCAATGCCGCAAATGTAGCCAACCGCGTAGCACTACCGTGGCCGTGTCAACGTCAACTAATGCCAAAACATACGGTGCGGGTTTGTCGTACTTGTGCGTAATTAGGCAATGCGTCGGGTTAGTTACTGAACGTACTTCTACGCCATCTACGTCTGTTTCGCCGTGGCCTTTATGCAAAATGGCTAAATGGTGTGTTGCGTCTAAGTATTCTGCTACTGCTACTTCACCGATAAAACCCATAACCATTTTTTCGCGCATTTTGTTTGGGCTATCTACAAAATTGGTTATTAAATGCCGCAAATCGTGGTTGGTTCGGTTTATTAGTTTGTCAACAAATGCGGTTACGTCGCGTAACGCGTCGAGCGTTAGTTGAATTGTTACCGTGCCCAATGCATTAGTAACAATCACGGGCCATTACTTCCAAGCGTTGTAGTTCGGCTGTTAGTTCGTTTATTCGCTGTTCTAAAATGCGTATGCGTACCATTGCCAAAAACGTGCAATGGGCTACGGCTATGTCGGGTGTGTGTTCGTGTAAATCGTTTAGCCGGGCGTAGACCTGCACCCCGGTGCCGTGGCAATCTGCTAGATGTTCGCTCATGGTCGGTATGTAGTCCAATTCCACCAACCGCCGCCGCTTCCTTCAACACCTGCCCAAATCAAAAAACCGATACCTAGGTTGGTGGCCGGGTCTAATAGGTCTTGGCACGTAATGGGGTAGCCGTTTACGGCCGCCCAACCTTGCGGCCATGCCGTAGACGGTTCAACCCACGTCGGGCAATGGATTTGCAATAGGCCGTAACTATTGCCGCCGTCACCTACGGCCGCTGGGTTGCACCCGCTTTCTAGGCGCATAATTTCGGCTAGTTGCGGGGCTTCGACGCTTGGCCAACCCAACCCCAATGCGTAGCCGGCCCACTCACCACAATGCCCTACGGCGGGATAGGGCACCGTGGTAGGGCTAGGCAGTTTTGGGGCCTGTAACGGGCTGTAAACGGTGTTTAGTGGCACTATGGCGGTGTTAGGTAGGTCGGGTAGCGGGGCTATCCAAAGTGATACGCCGAACGCGGCGGCCACTAATGCGGCTATTGGTGCGTAACCAATCATGCGGCCCCGCCATTTGGCGTAGTGCTTATGTGGTCTAGGCGTATTGGCTTGCCCCATGTTTCCCAATTGTTCCCCCGTAATGCCAATTGGGCAAGGCTTATTGTGCCGTCTGGCCGTCTAAATACCTGCACAAGTACCTGTGCCCCGGTTTCCATTGTCCCGGTTAAAACCTCATAAAAAATAAGGTTAGGTGGTTGGTTTGTTTCCTGTTGGTCGGCCACGTCGCTGCCCGCCTTTCGTTGTATCTGCAACGGTAGCCAATGGCTGTTCGCGGGTGTTGGATACTGCAAAAACCTGTTCAAATGCTTTTTTGACGCGTTCGGCGTTATTGGCCATACCTAACGTGATTTCTATGTGTAGCCAATCGCCGCCCGGTGCGCCGTGAATTGTTGGCCGGGCGTAACTTACCCATGCTTGGTGATTATGGGCTTTTTGTTGTAGGCCGTCTACGCGGTCTACACGCCAACCGCGGCCGAAATTGTCGGGGTAGTAATCCAAAACGCATTGCACGCCTAACAATTCGTAGTTATCTAGCACGGTGTTTAGCCATGTAAGTGCTTTTATGCGTGCGTTTGGTACGCCTAGTTTTTTTGCTTCAATACGCCGATACGACAAATCCATAGCAACACCTTTTGCATGGTTGCTTATTACGCCGCGCGTGGTGTCGGTGCCCGTGCCGCGTATGTTACGCATTACGTAGTGCCCATTGTTCCAAACGGCACCGCCGCTAGTTATGTTGGCTTGCTTTACCCACTCGACAGTTCCAGGTAATGGTTCGGTGACTACTGAGTAGCCGGGCACTTTGTAGACGGGCATTATTTGGTTTTGTCTTTCATGCCGTTGCTTGCAACTATGCCGGCCAATGTGCCCGACAAAAACGTAACAATGGTTGACATAAGGCTAATAAATTCCTTATCGTTTGGGGCTTGTTCTAATGGTTGGCTAACAAACAGTAGGCCGTAAACAAATCCAATTACTACTACGGCAAAAACCACACCTAAAATTACGCCTACGGTTGCAACCATGCGGGCGTGCAATTGTTCGGCGGTGTAACGGTTTTTAATAATTAGCACCTATCTACGGGTGTGCAAAACGTTGGCCGAGTGCTTGGCTTGCTGTTGTTGCTGCGTGTTGTTTCGCACGCCGTCAACGTAAGTAGCAGCATTGCGCTAACCGACAAGTGCAACAATTTCGTCATTAATTTTCATTAGTGGTTTTGTCATGGTGTCTTAACTAATCGCGTATCCAAAAACGTCAATTTTGCCTGTCATGCTTGACGCAACAGAACTGATAAACGTCAAACTATCAAACTGTGTTGTGGCTGCAAAGTTGTTAGAAAAGTTTACGGCCTCAAAACCTGCTGGAACTCCTGCAAAAAAACCGTACTGCCCATGCAAACTTGTAAACGTTGCTAGTTGCGGGCCAATAATGTCAAACACCAAAGAATAGCCAGGTGTTGGGCCGTCTTGTTCAGCAAAGTTAAATGACGTTTGAGCGTTGCCCGTTTTAGTTACTGCTACTCCGGCAGACGATACACCTACGCCTGCGGTGCGGTAATTGCTTGTTGTGTCGTCAGTACCGCTTGCCCGTAGCCGCATGGTAAATAGCGCGTCTGCCGTAAGTGCTGTAACTTGCAACATGACACGGTAATTTCGGTACGTTGCGCTAAATGTGTTAGCAGGCAATGAAACATTTGTAGCCGTAGTAAACGTAGTGCTGTTAATAAACGCAAGGCCGCCCGCACTTGGGCCGACAGTAGCCCAAGCCGCGCCGTCGTAATACTGCACTACATTTGTAGATTCCAAATACGCTAATTGGCCCTCAGCAAGCGTCTTTTCACCTGCACCACCAAATGCCGCATCGCGCTCAACCGTAGTAGCGAACACGGGTACGCCCGTTCGAGCGCTCTGGTTTTGTTGGTCTGCTGTTAAAACCTGTGACGCGACAAACGTCGGTACGGTGGTCTGTGCATTAGCGCCCATGTCGTAATCCTAACCCAACACGTTGGTGCTATCTAGCACCCCAAAAGTAACATCATCTAAAATTAGTAGCGTTACCACCGTGGTGTCGGCGGTGTAAAACGTCAACGTGTGGCCGCCGTCTAATGCAATGTCACCGTTAATACCCTCGACGGTTAATTCCTCGGTAATCGTGCCAAAATTAGGTACGTCTACGGTTATTTCTATTGTGTCCCCTATGTCAATTTGGGCTACCGTGTCGCGTTGCGCTTCGGTCAACATAGCCAAATTTACGGTTAGGGCCGTTAGCCGGGGTTGCGGTTGCGGTTCCAATAAGTACGCGGTCGCGGCTTCAATTTGGGCCGTTTCGTGTAGCAACGATTGGCCTATGTCGCGGGTCTGCACAAAATAGGTGGCTTGGCTAGTCAAATCTTGGTCGGTGTCGCTAGTGCCGTTTAGCCCGGTAACTACGGCACGGTTTACTACTTGGCGTGCGTCGAATTCTATTTCTACGTTTCGGTATTTAAAATCGGTGCCTTGGTCGCTAAACACGGCTACCGGGCTACTAAGTGTGGTGCCTATGCGTTCCTGAAATGTCAACGTTGAATTAGCCGACATAAATAGGCGGCCGAATTCGGCGCTGCTATTTATCTGTTGCAAGTATGCCAACACGTTGGTACCGGCCGCTACGTTGTATGCGGCGGCGTGTCCTAGGTTTACTGTGCCGGTGGCTATTGACGTTGCACCCGTGTATGCGACCTCGGGTAAGGCTAAAACGGTGGTAATGCGTTGGCCTGACGTTTCCGCGGTTGGGTTGAACGCGGCCATAAACGTGTTCGCTAACAAATAGAAATCGTCTACACAATTTACGGTAATAAAGTTTTGGCGGTCTAGGTCGTATTGGTAATTGTAGGTTTCTACTACGCCTTCAAACAATGGTGTGGCCTCACGTAACACGCGTACACGCCGCATAGGTGCTAATCCGGGCACGTTCTCGGCCGTGTCGTAATAAACGCTCGACGTGTTAAACGGGTTAAGTAGGCCGCCCGCCAATGTGTCATTTAATGTAAAAGACATGGTGCCGGCGCCGAATTGGTCAAATGGTGTGGCCCTACCGCGTTTGTAACTAACGCCCACTACGTAGTCGGTTATGTCGTCAAAATCGGTGTTAGGGCCTAACACGCCAACGTTTAGTTGGCTGCTATCTAACCTAAAACTAATAGTGTCTATGCCTGCGTCGAGTTCTACGGTGTAGTCACCGGCGCTTGCTATTACGCCGGGCATTACGCCACCCGTATGTCAATCACACCGCTACGCCGATTGTAAGCCCGTAACGCGTTTACCAACTTGTCAGGAAGTGACGCGTCGGCCAACGTCGAGTAGACGTTCACCGTTATGTTGCCACCAATACCGCCACGGTTTAACGGTATTACGGCCTCAGGGCCGCGTTCCCCAATCATGGCCAATGTCGGCCCGGTAACTATGCCGCCGTCGGCCAACATAGGAATTTTGGGGACACTAAAACCCTTGCCACCTAAACCGGGTACCCAACTAGGTACCTCAAAAGACAATTTGCCTATCGTGCTATTCCATAGGGTTGCTATGCCATTAAAAATTGCTTTGTAAAACCCTAGAACGGTGTTTAAGTATCCTTTAATAAAATCTACTGACGCGGTAACGCCTGTTTTTATTGCGTCAAACAAACCGTTAACCATGTTCCTAAACGCCTCGGATTTGTTGTATGCCAACACCAATGCGGCTACTAACGCCATAATTGCAATAACCACTAATGCAATCGGGTTAGCCGACATAGCGGCATTAAACAGAAATTGGGCCGCGGCCGCTATTTTTGTGTAGGCGGCCTGCACTTTTAACGCTAAGTTAACTGCCAAAATAGCAATAGACACGGCACCGATTACGCCCGCAAAAATAAGAAATAGGCTTGTGTGTTCCTGTGCCATTGTTGCTAACGGCAGTAACACGCCCATAAGTTTTTCAACGGCGGGTAGCAATGCTGCGCCGATACTTTCTTTTGCCTCGGCCATTTGAATACCAAAATTTTTCATTTGCCCGGCGGCCGTGTTGGCTGCGTCTGCCGCCGCCCCGCCCGTACTTGCCGCCAATGTAATCATTACGTCATCAAAACTTTGGCCGTCTGCGATTAGCGGTATGAGTGACGCGTCAAGCGCTTTAAGGCCTTTCATGTTGCCGTTGTACGCCTTGCTTAATGCGTCGGTAACGGTAGTTAGGTCTTTACCGGTGCTTGCGCTTATGTCGAGTGCGGCCGTTAATAGTTCTTGGCTGTATTCCAACGAACCTGTGGATTGCACCAACGTGGCTAGGGCCGGCCTTAAATCGTCATCTGCGACGGCGGCCGAGCGCGACATGACGGATAGCAATTTTTCATTTATCGCTATTTGGTCATCGGTTGCCATACCCGAACGTTTAAGTACGCCCGCTAATTGGTCTTGCGCGGCTGCGTCTTCCATGGCCGCTTTTGCGGCCGAACCTAAACCGGCGGCTAATCCTGCTAATGCGGCAGTAGCCGGGATTGCGGCTTTCTTTAATGCGAATTGGGCTTTTTCGCCGGTGGTTTCCAATTGCTTAAATTCGGCTATGGCTTTGCTAATGCCTTTGCCGTCAAATTCGCTAACGATTGGTAGGGATACGGCCATAGTTAACCCTTAACGCTACTTCACTTAGCCATTTCAGTATTCACTAAATCCATGACGCGTTGCACCAATTGTTCCATTTCGTGGTCTAATTCGGTTTTGCTGCGTTCGTAGCCTGCCCATACGGCGCGTGACGCACCGCCATAGCGGGATTGCAACATGGCAATAAGTAGCGGGCCGCCAACCGTACCTACGCGCCGCCCATGCGAACCTACGCGGCTAAACACGTCACGGTTGCCCGAAGATTGCCGCCCGGCCATGTCAACCACCGTGTTTACGTAACCTTTAAGCACCAACCCAAATGTGCCGACGTTTTCAACGTTCCCCCTAAATTCTTTAACCTTGCGCGTATTTATTTTAGGCTTCAACAATTTTTGGGCTTTGTTGCCGTTCCAACCGCTAGCCGGCAACATTTCTAAACCGCTCGACGTTTTCCAACCCTTAGACATACCGCTAACGGGCGGTATGGTCGGGATAATCTTTTGCACCGTATCTACAACGGGTTGCATAATCTGTACGTAATCCTTGGTTATTTGGCGGCGCAACGTAGGCGAAATTTTGTTTAACTGTTTAAGGCTTTCTTTTAGCCCTACTACGCCTACCGAAATGTCAACGGGCACGGTTAGCGCGTTCCTGTTGCCGGCCCTGTTCGTTAATCACGTTAATAACCGTAGCCAAATCGTATTCGTCAAATTCAACGTTAGGCGGCCACCACCCGGTTGCCACCACTATTTCGGCTAGTCGGCGGCGGTAGCCGCCACCGTAGGGTTTACGGGGCCGCTATCTACGGGTGTTGGCGGCCCGTCTAACGCGGCTTCATAATCGGCTAGCGACAAGTTGGCTTGCGGATGTTTGGTGCGTTGCAATGCGTACCACGTCAACACCACCATGTCGGTAGCGCGTAGGTCGGTGCCCAATTGTTGCATAGACCGTTTAGTGTGACGTTCCCAATTAAGTACGTCAATAAACCGCGTTTCTAGTTCCACGGTTGCACCCTGCATAGGGATTTCCCATTTAATAATCACGTCGCGCTGCTTTCTACTTTGGGTTAGGACGTTGCAACGGCGTAAGTACCACCGGTAAACGTCAATTGAACTTCGCCCAATTCACCTAGGTTGGCCGCCAACACTTCCATGCTTTCTAGGTAGGTGTTTGTCAAACTAAATTTAGGGTTGGTGGCGCTTACTACGGTTCCGTCTACCGGTGTGCACTCGACGTAACATTGAGTGCTAACTAATCCCGACAATGTGGCGTACACTTCGGCGGTTTCGTACGATTGGTTAAACGTGACGGTAAACGAATTGCTGTTCATGCCCTGTTGGTAGAACCTGTCGCGGCTTGCCATGCTGCTACTTTCAAGTGCGTCGGCCTGACGCAATAGCACCGCACTTTTACAAAATTCGGATAGGTCTACGGCCGTTGCAAGTGCCGGGCCTATCTTTACCTCGGGGGCGCTGTAATAAACTGTCTGTGGCATTGCCATGGTTAGGCCTCTTTCGTTAGGTCTTTTTTAGCACGTTTTGGGGTTGGTTGCACGTCATCTTGCGGTTTAATTGCACCTAGGTGTAGCAAATAATAAAAATCGGTTAGTGCTAAATCGTCACCGCCTATTAAATCGCCTACGTGTTTGTCGGCAAATGCGTGCGTTACGACGTATTTATTCATGGGCCTATTTTAGCACCTATGGTTAGTTCGTAACTGGCATAATCTTGGCCGCCGATTGTGGTTATTGCCGGGCGAACGTCGGTTAGGCCGATTTGGGCGCGGCGCACTAGGTCGGCTAATTCCAATAGTTTTTGTAGGCATTTGTAATCGCCCGGGCCTGTACCAATGATTTTAACGGTTAATGTCATGTCGAATACAAGGTTGCTATTCATGCGAATAAACGGGGCCTCAACAAACGCGCACGGCGGGTTTAGGTTGCGCGGGTCATCAAATACGCGTAGCCCGGTAATGGTTTGTAATTTGTCTACTACGTTGTCGTAGCCCAAATTGAACGCGTTGACGGTGGCGGCCATTAGGCGATTGCCGGCCTATTGACACCTAGTAGGCGCATAATTTGGCCCATACTGCCACCCGTAACCGTGCCCGTTGCTAGCGGGTCAAAACTAGCGAATTGGTCAATGCTTCCGCGTTCTCGATACAACGCACCGCCATACATAATCGTGCCTAGGCGCACGTCTTGGCTTGGCACGGTGCTAGGTGAACCGTCAAAATAGCCGGCTTCCGCCCGCTTGCGGTATGCGTAGGCATTGGCCGCCGCTACACAAATTGTTAGCAAATCGTCATCACTTGACGGCACCGTAACAGTAAAACCCAACCAATCTTCAACGTCGGCCTTACTAATCCATGTCGGGGTAATTGTGTAAGTAATCGTGCCCGTTGCCGTAGTGCGGTCTATGTCGCTTGCCGTTAATGCGAACAGCACTTGGTTAGGCAATAACACCGCGCTATCAAATAGTAAATCGCCGGCGGTGTCTGTGCCCGTAAACAAGTATTGCGGGCATTGCACGGCCACGTACGTGCCGTTGAACCCGCTTAGGCCGCTAATCGTAAACGATTGCCCGGTTACTATTTCATTGGCGGTAAGGGTCTGCACTACGCCATAGTTGGCGTTTATTTGTTTACTTACGATTGTGTAGGTGGCCATTGGCCCTACTTGCTATGGGCTAACGATAATGGATTGAATCATTGTTGCGTCGGCTACAAAATTAGCGAAGTAGCCGTAATAGGTAAAGTTGCGGCCCAACAATTCGGGGTCTTCTTTTGTCATAATGCCGCGCACGTTTTCGTAGCATTCGAACCCTTGGGCGCGAACTACTAGCAACGTGTTGGTAGCAAAATTGTTATCCACCACAAAATTCAGGCCCATCACGTTAGTACCAAGGTACGACAAACCATCAGTTCGGCCCAATGCGTTAGTGCCAATAATCGAACCGCCCTGCGAATAACCAAACACGGGTCGGCCGTCTGCGTCTAACTGTCGGCCCAACAATTCCCATACGTTCGGGCTAGCAAAAATGTGTGTTGGCACAAAATTGGTATCCTCTTGAATTTCTCGGGCTGCGTCATACAACGCGGCAATAAGGCTTGCCGGGTTGGTGCTGTTAAATGTCCACGTTGAACCCGACGCGGTAGCACCGGCTACCAATGCGTCGGCCGCAATGTCATCTGTTTTAATCATGTATTGCCCGGCCAAATCGCGCAAAATGCTTTCCAATGCCGACGGGTCGGAAAAATCTATGTCCTGTTGGGAGATAAAAACGCCACCGGCGACCGTAGTCCGAGTCACCGAATTTGACGCAATCGTCATTTTTGTGCTTGACACGGCCGAACCCTCGGTTTGTGTTCCAGCGCTTGTGTGCTGCGTAATGGTTGGGCGAATAAACGCCTTGCCATTTCCGTTTGGCATTGCGCGAGTACCGAACGCCGATACCACCGGGCGAACAAAGTTCAAATCCTCAAACACCGGGCCAAGTACGGGTGTTGGCAAAAGGCCGGGCGTGTCCGTGGTTAGGTCTTGTGCCAAGGCCGCTTGAATTGCGGTTTGGTTTTTTGCTTGGTGCTGTTTGTACGCGGCGTTTACGTTACGCCATGCTTCGCCACCAATGTGCATTGCGGCCATGTATTCGCCGGGTGTCGGCAAATTAAATTGACGCTCGACCTTTGCGGCGGCCCATACGGGTGCGGTTGGTGCGGCGGCCGGTACTTCTACGGCTACTTCGGGTGTGGTGATTTCGCTCATGGTGTTTTCTTCCTTTTTACTTGCGGCTACTTGGGTTATTTTTGCTTGTGAAAATGCGCCTAGTGGTACTAACGATAGTTCTAACCACCGGGCTAATGCAACGACCAACACGCCGTTATCGTCAAATTCTGCTTCGATTGGTTCGGCACCGACGCTTACCGCGTCTAATACACCGTCTTTTGCTAGTTCTAATGCGTCATTGCCGGCGGCTGTTTTACTGATACGGGCCACAAAATACACGCCGTTTTCATCCTCGGCACGTTCGGTAACTACGCCAATTGCGTTAGTTAAATCGTGGTTCATAATTAGTTTTGGTGCCGCACCGTCGAGTGGTAGCGAACCGGGCAAAAACTTTACGGTGGTTCCGTCGGCTACTACGGCTTCAACGTTGTACGGTGCGGCTACGCCCATAATTTCGCGGCGGCCGTCACCGTCGGCGGCACTTATTGTTACGGGGCTTGCTGTAAACCTAATCATGTTTTTACTTTACCACGCGACGGTTAGTAACCGGGGGCAACGCTTCCGCGACGTTGGTTGCGTCACCCCCGGCCGTTTCTGCGTCGCTGTCGGTGGCGTAGTTGCCCATACCGTTTTCGGCTAGGTAGCCGCGCACGTCTAGTTCTATGTAGCGGCCGCGGGGAATAATGCTGTTCATACTTAGTGTTTGTTCTATGCACTCAATCAACGGTTTGGCACCGAATTGGTACAAATCTTGGCGGGCGCTATCGGCATTTTGGTATGTGTAGCCCGGTACTGATACTCCGACAAGGTACGGCGGGATGTTCGCTAGGCGTGCCATTTCTAGGGCCATAAATTCGCGTGATTGCACTAATTGTAAATCGTCGGGTTTGTGCGACGTTTCTTTGTAGTCCACGTATTCGTTTAAGGCTGCGACGGTGGATTGTTGGCGGGCGGCTGCAAATGCGGCGGCCATGTCTGCTAGGTCTTGCGCGGTCATGGGTTCGCCACCTGTTTGTTTTAAGTAGCCGCTTGGTATTTCGTTGGTTGCGAACCGTTCGGCGGCGCGTTGCAACCGTAACGTGGTCGTGATTGCGGTTTGGCCTTGGTAAATTAGGCCGCCGTTAGGGCTAAGGAATTGCACTACGTCTTTTGTGGCAATTGGCGAACCCTGAAATGTTATTTGGTCTGACGGCCCGAACCATTGTGGCCCGGTTTGGTCAAGCGTGTAAACATTTTGGGCCGGTAGCCATGTGTAGGCGCTTGGAAATCCGTTACCTAGGCGTTCGGTAATTATCCAAAACGCCCGACCAAACATTAAAAGGTCGCTAGCGGTGTTAGATAAAATAAAGTTGCGGGTTACGTTCGGGTCGGGTTGCGTGTACCACGTGTCGGGCGGCAAATAGATACGTTCCATGTATTCGCCGTTAAATTGTGTGGTGTATTGCTTAATGGTTAAGCAACCAATCATGCTGCAAATTAAATCGCGTGCCCGGCTAATTGTTGGTATGGATAACGCGGCCTCGACGCTTGGGCTTGCGGTGTAAAACGTAAATTTGTCTATCATGCCCGCGCCAAGTGTGCCGCCGTTGCCGTAGCGGGCTGCACCTACCGCCGCTTTTGGTAGTGCGTTTTCTTTTTTGCTAAACAATGCCATGCCGTAACACTAACTAGCCACGTAGGCCGGCACGGTGACAAATGCGGGTCGGCCCATGATTTGTTTACCGTGAATTACTAGCCCGCACGCTGCGACTAGGCACCGGGCTAGTTCAATTGGCCCCGGTGAGCGTTGCGACGATAGCGAAATTGTGCCGTGTGTACGCCCGGCTACTGCCCGCCCGACGTGTTCGGCCAACATGGTTTCGCCCGTGTGTTGTAACTTGCCTTCGATAATCATTTGGCGTACCGCCGCGGTGTAGCGGGTTACTTCTTGGTAGCCCCAAATCACCCGGCGGCGTTGTAGGGCTAGCGGGCAATGCAAATCTAGGGTTGGGGTTACTGCAATAACCAATTTAGTGTCAACGGCGGCGGCTTCAATGCGCCGCCATGCTTCGGCCATGGTGTCTACGACAAATTCAACGGTGGCTATTACGGTGCCCGGTTCAGATTTGTTGACGCGTACCGCGCAATACCTGCCGTCATCTAGTGACACCTCGACGGCTAGCACGCCGCCCGGGGCGGGTTTGTCGGCCACCGCATTGTTGGCCCATACGCCGGGCTGTATCCAACCCGTATCGGATTGCACCCATAGGTTTACCGACGAACGTAGAAATGCCGCCCGGTTAGGCGCGGCGGCCTCAACGTGCAACGTTGCTTCGGTAATGGTGTGCCCTAATGCGGGATTGGCGTAACGCCATGCTTCAATTGTCATTGGGTCTACGTGCGGCGGCGGGCTGTATTCGGCTAGATACATCCCTGCGTCTAGGTTTGTGTCTATTGCCCGTAGGCCCTGTTCGCGCCACCTCAACATGGCGTGGCTATCCTCGGTGCCGGCCGTACTAAACATTACGCATAGCGGGTTTGGTTTAGCGCGTTGCGTAGGCAGTAAACCTATGTCTAAGGCTTCTTGCGACACGCCCCAGACTTCGTCTACTAGCAACAAATCGGCGCTAAGGCCGTGTCCGGCGGCCGGGGTAGCCGCTCGAACTACCCAAGTGCAATTCCCTAACACCAATTGGTTACGGCCATACGCGTATTTAACGGTGGCACCAAACTTTTCTTTAAGTAGCGGGGCAACGTCTTGAAATAGGGCAACCGCCAAATCCAATTTGTGTGCCGTAGTAATGACAAGTAGCGGCCGATTTTGTTTTGGGGCATACACCGTTATGTACCAACCCAAAATGGCACGTAGCAAAATCGTTTTACCGTTTTGACGGGCCACCGACACTAAACCAATACGGTTAAGCCACGTACCTTTACGGTGCCCCAACATTGCCCGGGCCACGTGCAATTGCCACGGCATAAGCGTTACACCTAAATGCGTCTTAGCCCATGCGGCAACCTCAGAACCGCTCGACACAAACTTGGCTGGCATAACCGTTTCCAATCGCGGCCGGCTTAAACCAATTTCGTCGGATTTCGGCTTGGCCTTGCCCGAACCGGTTCGGGTCTTTTGGGATACACGCAAGCC